TTGCCTGTTCATATATTTCTTTACCACCTGCCGCAACAAAAGCAGGTAAGGTTGTTCCCTGTACTGTTTCTGAATAACTAGGTAGTTCAGTTGCTGTATTTGTACATAATCCACCCATTTATGCCTCCATGTATACTGAACCTGCTTTCACAAAGCCCATCCTTTCATAAAATTTATCTTTTCTTTTTATATCACCTGAAAAGATATGACCTAATCTTAATTTTACTTTAGCTTCTTTTGCTATTTTTATAAAGTCTTGTAATAATTTTTTTCCTATAATACTTTTTCTATAGTCTTTTCTAACATAATACCAAGTGTCTGCAAGATGTTGTTCATCTGTCCACCAATCTTGTGAAACTTGACCTGCTATTGTGCCAACAATCAATTTGTCTTTCTCTGCAACCAAAACAACACCTTTATGTAACAGCATGTTAATTCTGTCTAACATCTTGGCTGTATTTATCTTTGGTGTTTCTATCTCTGTCTCCTTATGCATCATCTGCAGTAAAAATATAATTGCTGATACATCAAGCAATGTAGCTCTTCTAATTATCATGTCATGTTTGCCAAAGCACCCATATCCTCTTCTGGCATTCTTTCTCCTGCCATAGCCATATCATCTTGAGGCATTTCATCCTGTCTTACTCTAACTTCTTGCACATCATCCTGTGGCATTTCTTGCTCTTGCATTGCCTCTTCTGGCATTTTCATTACCTCCTGAATTAAAGCACCTAGCTCAGGTAAAAGTTTCATAATTACATCTAACACTTCAGGTGTAATAATTTTATCCAAAGCCTGTAACTCATCAGGTGACATTTCAGCAAGTCTTGACATTAAGACTACTTTCATTTTTTCAGATGGCTGTGCTAATCTAGCTTTTGCTTCTTCAGGCATATTTATGCCCATATCTTCAAGTGCCATTTTTTTCTCCTTTGTATAAAACTGACCAATCAGTTTGTTTTTTAAAATAACCAACAATAAAACAAGTTGTTTCAAAAACATGCCTGTATATTTTACCAAGATAATCTGGCTTGTCAGCTTTGCCCATTATGTACTTGATTTCATTGCATCTATGCTGTGCAATGTGTTTCCATAATCTAATGTATTTACCTTTTCTTAGATGTCTAACAACATTTATAGCCCATGCATGATAACCATTTACATGCTGTTGTGTTAAATATTTTTGTGTAAATTTTAAATCAAGTACAACATCTTCTTTTGTCATAAGATTTTGTCTGCATAATTCATTGCAAATAACTCTACCAAATATCTTTGGAGCTACAGTAGCACCTATAACAGCACCCACCGGCCCTCCTAAGCTACCACCAATAAAAGTTCCAACACCTGTGTCAGCCGCAGATGTTGCCGCATCCATAGCATCTTCACCCTGCAGAAGTCTTAATGTAAAATCTACACCTGCAGAGGCTACTGCCGCTGTTTGATATCTGCTATCACCAAATCTATCAGCAACTCTCTGTGGGTAAGTTCTTGTTCCTATGTCACTACCAGAAACATTGCCACTTGCTTTTGCTCCACCTGCTTTTTCGTATAATGATGCTGTCTCTTCATCTAAACCTGCAATCATATTGTCTGTAGTAGTTTCACCACCTTTAGTGCCCATATCAATATCCAAATCACCTTTTGTAAAACCACCTGATATTGAGGGGTCTGTTGCAGTTGTTGTTCCTGTTTGTTTTTTGTAAGCAGTTAAACCACCACCTAAGTCAACTGTATTACCAGATGCTTTTGCTTGGTCATACACATCACCTAATTTAAATAACTCAGCAGTTTCTTTTGTAGCTATTTTTGGGTCATATATTGCATCTTTTGCTATTAATATTTCTCTTTGTTTGTTAGTAAGTGAACTTACAGATGTATCTGGCAAACCAAACCCTACACTTGATTTAAGACCTTCACCTATCAACTGTGGTGTGCTAAAACCTGCTTGGTCAAGCAAAGGGTCACCTAATGCCATTCCAACATTAGTTGCAACTGTTGTTCCAACTGTTCTGGTTAAATCTTTGATTAATTCTGCTTCTATTTGTTCAGGTGTTAAAAAACCCTCTGGAACACCTGTATTTTTTGTTAAAGCATCATATTGATTAAGTAACGCTTTGTCTTCAGGATTGTTTGGATTATAAGTTCTTTCACCTGTTTGTATTGTTTTAACCCATTCAAAAACAGGCATAGCTGATGTTCCATATACTTTTTGTATATTTTGTATATCATCTGGCTTCTGTGTTGCTAATTGATAAACACCATATTTAAATAGGCTGTCATCATCTTTGTCATTATCTTCATCTAATGATAAAGCATTATCAAATGCACCAAACATCTGTTCTTTTACTTCTGGCAAATATAATCCTGAACCAAAATTGCCAGAGGTGTCTGCTACAGTTCCATCTGGATTTACAATTTTTGCCATTAACTTATCTCCAAGAAACTTACAATTACATGTAATCTATTAGCATTTGTTGCTTGAGCCTTCAATATCTCACTTTCTTGTATTATAAGTGGTTGTGTTAATAATTCAACTGTTTCATTTGCAGATACAGATTTACTTTTATATATAGAAAAAACATTTGCTCCACTTGTAAGTGTAAAATTGATTGTATCACCACTACCACTATCATCATTTACAAGTATACTTTTAACAATCGTTTGTGTGGCACTTGGACAAGTATATATAGTTGTGTCATTTGTTGTTGTTAAATCAACTTTTGCATTTTTAAAATTATTTGCCATTACTTACTATATCACATTAATGTTAACATTTACTCTTAAATTTGTATCAGTTTGTGCTACGCTACAATGATTTCTGTTGCCATCAAAGATAATTAATTGATTTGCAACAGATTCAACTTTCTCTTTTGTATCTTCAAAATATGTAAAACCATTACATGTATTAAAAGAAAACAAAGCAACCTGATGGTCAAAACTGTAATCTCTATGCATTTCTGTATAGATAGATTCTTTTTTAATTGTGTAACAATTTATCTTTGCTCTTATAAGATAATTATATTTTAAATTACCTATAATAGGCATTAATAAATCATCAAAATGTTGGCTAACCTGTTGTTTTTCTTGATATAAAATATGTTCAAAATAAAAATCAGATTTATCCATTCTATGACCAGTAAAACCTCTGTAATAAAATGGAAATGTTTCTGACAAAACTATGGATTGCAGTTTATCGAACAA